TCTTTTATAACAGGATTTGATATTTTAATTAATTCGGATGATCTATCAATATATTTATTAATACGAATTTTAAATATATCATGTTCATAAGAACCAACTTCTGATGTATCTTCTATAATATATTGTATTTTTGAAATAAAATTCATTATGCGTTCTGGAGTGCATTCATTTATATCAAATTCTATAATTACATCGTCTTTTAATATGGCATCATCTATTGAAAATATTCGATCTTTTGATTGTATTTGATTATACATATATCCATATTTTTTCCAATCAGCATCACTTATTGAAAGCAACTTATTAGCTGGTATTTGCATATTATCATATACAGTTTGGGATAATTCAATAATTTTTGGTGTTTCAACATAAATCTTATTAAATGCAGATTCAATATTTAAAAAAGTATGTAAAGACTCTTCACTATTTATATTTCTTATGAATGCTGAAATTTTATAGTATTTTAATTTATTGGTATCATGCTGAAACTTTCCCCAATTTCTAATTATACGATGCATTTCAATATAATCTGCTTGTTGTTGTAATTCTACTCGTTGTTGGGCTTCTTTGTTTTCTTGATTAAACCACTCTGGCCCTCTACTTGAAGTGCATGTAAAATGATATACTACGGCATTCCATATTTGTTTAATTTTTACATTGTTTAAAACTAATCTAATTAATATATCACTATCTTCTCTAGATCTTCTATACAATGTATTATGTCCGCCTATAGACAACCAAACGTCTTTATATAACGTAAATGGAGCAAAGAAGTATTCTGTTATTTTATCTTCTTTAATTGATTCTGCATATTTGTTAAACTTTTTTAAATCAAATTTAGTAGGATCAGTCCCAAAATCATATGTATGCTTTTCTCCAGAATTTCCGTGTAATGGCGGTTCAATTCTAGTTGAACATAAAATCATATTATTTTCTAAGTTTTTTAATATTTCTACATCATAGTTTTTACATATTACCATATCTGATTGTAAATATGAGACAATGTCATTCGATGCAAATTTAAACATTTCATTAATATTACGAGCATACCCATAACATATGGGAAGAGTATTCTTTAAAATTTTAAGATTTGGAAATACTTCTTTTTGAGTAAGTAACCACTCTGTTGTTCCTTGATTGTCACTATCAATGAAAACTATTATTTCATGGGTAGTATCTTTTAAATTATGGTGTAGTGAATTAAATAATAATTTTACGTGATTTAATTCATTCTTTGCTGTATTAATACAAAAACTAATTTTTTTCATTTATTTCCTTTATTGTTATCATTTCTTTTATGCCTTGTACAAGTCCTTTAAAATTTATTTCATATGAACTTGTTGATTTTAAATTTTTAATATTATTAGCAGTTGCTGTATATGATGTATCTAATACATCTTTATCATTTAATAATATTATTGGGTCTTTTTTTCTTAATTCTGTTTTTATTATATTTGCTATATCAGATAATTTATATTTTTTATCATATACACAATTAATTTCTTTATATACTGAACCAGACTCTATATAATAATCAATTAATTTTATTAAATCATCTATATAAAAAAAATCAAAATATCGATCTTTTTGTATTGATATGCTACAATGATTAAATACTTTGTTAATATTATTTTTTATAAATCTAGAGTCATTTTCTAATGGGCCAAAACATCCAAATAAACGTAGGTTATATACATTGTCAATTAAAGTAGCTGCTCTACTAGTAGTATATTTACCTAAACTATAATAATCCGTAGGAGTAATAATCTGATCAGACTCGGTGACTTGATCTATGTTAGTTGATCGATTATATTCAGCTCCTGAACCAAATATTATTATTCGATCAACTAAATTATTCATTTGTAATATATTTAAATCAGCTGATAAATTTTCTGATAATGTATATTTTGAATCATCCCCTGGATGTCCTTTTATTGCAGTATGTATGATTACATTAATACTATTATCTTTGATAAATTTTTCTATACATTCTTTATCTAATACATTTAAATCTTTACGAGTCGTAAATATCATATTATGTTTAGATATTAGGTTAGACGAACGTAAACTACGACCTATAAACCCATTTCCACCAGTAATTAATACATTCATCTTTTTAAATTTAAATAACTAGGTTTATTATTATATAAAAAATCTTCTAATGTCTTTGTGGATAATTTATTTGGTTTATATGCTATTATATTATTTAATATATCAATAACTTTTAAATCTTCTTCTGCCCAATGAGAAAATCCTAAATATCCATAATCTTTGTCTCTTCCGCCGCCTACTAGTTTAACGGGTATATTTTCGTGATGTAGATAGTTTCTTAAAAATTCAAATGGCCTATATAATAGGAATGGAGTAATTGAATATACAACAGGAATTTTGCCTTCCATTGCCATTCCAGTTGCAGCTCCAATCATTAATTGTTCTGCAGATAATACATTATGAAATCGATCTGGATAGTCTAATTTAATTTTATCCCATAGTCCATATCCTAAATCGCCAGTAATTAAATGTATCTTTTCATTAGATGCCATTTCGTTATATAAAAATTCTGCAAACTCTTTTCTCATAATAATTCCTTTGCTTGTTTATAATCTTGTTCACTCATAATATGATAATGTGCATTTAAACCTTTTAGACAAGGTAATTGATTTACTGTGGTATATTCAATGTTAATATTTGGCAAGAATGATTTTAATCTATCTGTTAAGTACTTACTATCTATTTTATCATATGCCGCATATCCATTTATGTTTACATATACTTCTATATTTGATAAATTTGCTTCTTGTATATATCGTAACGACTCCCAAATAGATCCTTCGGCACATTCTCCATCACTTATTAAAACATATACTTTTCTATTCTTATTTGCCATTGCTCTGCCAACTGCAACTGTTATACCCATTCCTAAACTACCAGTAGAACAGTATATTCCATTTTCTTCATCTCTATGTGGATGACCTCCATGTTTTATAAATAATTCTTCAGCATTTACTCCTTCATATTTTTCTAATACTACATATAGTGCTACAGCAGCATGTCCAGATGAAAGTATAAATACATCTTCTTTATTTTTTGTTTTATATATTTTATCAATAATATCAACAGAAGAAAAATAACTTCCTAAATGGCTTAGTTTATGTTTATAAGCAATTTCTAATATTTGGGTCTTTAATTTATTCATACTAATCTCGTTGTTTAAATATAATATAATGATTCCAATCTCTTAGAGATTCATTTGGTAATTGACTTTCACTATCTATTCTAGGATAATCTGGTGTTTTTAGTGGAGATCCATAAAATCCAATTGATTTGAATTTATGTGTATATAAAAAGTATAAAAAATTATCAAAATCAAATAGACCTCTGTATACCCATTGATGTGCCATTCTCCAATTTGGATTACTTATAAAATAAAATGAATCTTTGTTAGTTAATTTATATATAGTTTGTACAATTATAGAAGGATTTAATACATGTTCTAAAAAATCATTTGTAATAACTAAATCATATTTGTCCAATAATCCAGTTGTATCAAAACTATTAGATAAATCCTTTTCAAAAAAAGTACCTTTAAAATTATGCTCTTCAAAATATTGTTTAGCATATTTTTTATCAATTAAATGATAATTTAAATCAGTATGAGTATCTTGTATTTTTTGTGATAATATACCAGGACCTGAACCAATCTCTAATACATTTTTTATATTAGGATTTTCTGTAATTAAATTATTTATTAATGAAGCTTCATATTCATATCTTGATTCCCATCCACTTTCTTTAATCCTATTATCATTTTTCCATTCGTCTGGATGCATTGTATCAAATTCGTCAAAATTAAAATTTTCTTCGAATTTATTATGTGTTATTCTAAAAAATGCCATATTACTTTCTTTTTATTACCATATAAATTTATCTTTATAATATTTTATTATATCATATAATTCAATATCAAATTTTAATTTAGGTTTCCATCCTAATAATTTTAGTTTTGAATCATCTAATGAATATCTAATGTCTTGGCCTGGTCGACTGTAACTTAAATCTACGTAGTCGTATATATCAGATATTTTATATAATTTAAGTATTTTTTTAATAGTTTCCAAATTTGTTTGTTCAAATCCGCCAGAAATATTATATATTTCATTTGATTTATTATTATCAATAATAGTTAGTATTGCTTTAGCAGTATCATCTGCATGTAACCAAGTACGTACTGGACTTCCATTATTATGTAGTGGTATTTTTCTACCTAATTCTAAATACTTTATTGCTTTTGGAATTAACTTTTCAACATATTGTCCAACACCGTAATTATTAGTTGGTCTAACAATTACATATGGTAAATTATATGTTCTTGCCCATGCCAAAATTAATTGATCAGCTGCAGCTTTAGTTGCTGAATATGGATTACTAGGTTTTAATAAATGTTCTTCGTTATGCATACCAGTATCAATATCCCCATATACTTCATCGGTACTGAAATGAATTAGTGTTGGTATAGATTTTCCTTCTGCTCTATAATTTCTTATAAGTTCTAATATATTATGTACACCATTTATATTAGAGTGTATAAAATCATTGTTATCCACTATGCTATTGCCTACATGAGTTTCAGCTGCGGTATTAATAATGTAATCACATTCATATAAAAATTCTAAATCATTAATATCGCATTTTACAAATGAAAAATTATTGTATTTATTAAATTCATCTAATAAATCTGTATTAGCAGCATACGTCATTTTATCAATGCCTTTAACATACCATCCACGTTTAAGACATAATCTTGTTACATATGATCCTATAAATCCTAAACACCCTGTTACATATACTATTTTTTTCATTATTATTTCCTAAAATATATTTTTTACTGGTAAGTTTTCCCAATATTGTATCATTTCGTCTAACATGGTTTCAAATGTATATTCATGATTCCAACCTAATATTTTTTTAGCTTTAGAACAATCGCCTTTAAGAAATTTTAATTCTTCAGCTCTATAAAATTTTTCGTCTAACTTAATATATTGTGTATAATCTAAATCTAATTTACCAAAAACATATTCTACTAAGTCTTGTACCGTATGAGATATACCAGTTGCACAAACAAAGTCATCTGGCGTATCATGCTGCAGCATTAACCACATACATTTTACATAATCTTTGGCATGACCCCAATCTCTACTAGCATCTAAATTACCTAATGTTAGTTTAGTTGATAACCCACATTTAATCTTAACTGCTTCTTTAACTACTTTATTAGTAACAAAATTTGTTCCTCTTCTAGGAGATTCATGATTAAATAGAATACCATTACTAATAAACATATTATATGCATTTCTATAATTGGTACATATATTATGTGAAAATACTTTAGCACATCCATATGGCGAAACTGGTGCCATTGGAGTTGTTTCTCTTTGATATCCGTCTGAGTCTATATTATTACCAAACATTTCTGAACTGCCGGCTTGATAAATTCTTGTATTTTTACAAGTTAGTCTTACAGCTTCTAATAAATTCAATGTACCCATACCTGTTGCATTAGCTGTATAGATAGGTTGATCAAAACTTATTCTTACATGACTCTGTGCTGCTAAATTATATATTTCATCAGGCTGAGCTTTTTGTAATACTTTAATTAGTGATGCCATATCAGTCATATCAGCATATTCTAATTTAAGTTGTTTAAATATATTGTCTGGAATTCTAGCTGTTTGATTTTCTGCAACTGAATTACGTTTTAATATTCCCCAAACTTCATATCCTTTTCCTAATAAAAATTCTGCTAGATATGAACCATCTTGTCCATTTATTCCAGTTATTAATGCTCGTTTATTCATAACTATTAATTATATCTGTTATTTGTGATAATTCTTGTGATGTTAAATCTTGATGATTTGGTACATAAAATCCATATTTTTCTATTAATTCAGCATTTGGTAATTTTGGAATTGTATATTTGTCTTTCCACATTGGTTTGGATGCCATATTACCTGCTATTAAAGGTCTTACTTCAATATCAGCTGATATTAAGTCTTTTACTATATTATCTCGGTGTGTATGCATAATTGGCATAGCAAAGTTTGATATAGTATTATAAGTATGATTATCTAAATTTAATTTATTATTTGTAATCCATGAATTATATGTATTAAAATTATTTGTTCTTTTAACAACATAATTATCTAATTTATCAATTGCACGAAGACCAATAAATGCTTGCAAATCAGTAGCTCGTAAATTAAATCCAGGTACATAAAAATTATATAATGCATCAAAATTACTACAATCATTTTCTTTACGCAATTCGTCTTGTTTCCACTTTGGTAAATCTCTATCCCAGCCGTGACTTCTCATCATTAATAACATATGATAAAAATCTTCATCATTAGTATTTATAAAGCCGCCTTCTATAGTTGATAGATGATGTCCAAAATACATAGAAAAGAAAGATGCAAACCCAAACGAACCTAAGTATTTATTATTATATTTAGATCCCATACTTTCACATACATCTTCTAATAATTTAACATCATATTTTTTACATAACTCTATAACTTCTTGCATTCTAGGGACTAATCCTAATGGAGACACTAAAATTAATGCAGCTGGATTGTTTTGTTTAAAAATAGATTCTAATTCTTTTAGATCACAAGATAGATCTTCTAAGTTACAATCGCACATTATAGGATCTAAACCTAATAACATGGGAGAACTTACATCAGTTGCCCAACTCAATGCAGGAACAACTATTTTATTATTTTTTAATCTATCTGATTCATTTAGTGCTGCTAATGCTAATAATATAGCAGATGAACCAGAATTAACATATACTGAATATTTTGTTCCTATCTTTTTAGCCCACTTCTTTTCGAGTTTAGAAGTCAGATCCCCTTTTGTTAGCCTAGGGATTGGATCTTGTTGTAGCCATTCTATTAGAGCATTTATATCATCTCTATTTATTGTGTCACTAACTAATTTTGTCATATGATTTTAGTATTCCGTCTTTAAAACTAGTAAATTTAAAATTTGGTAATATAGATTTCATTTTATTATTAGATACATCTTTTCTATATTGGCCATCTAATTCTGGTTTGCTATATATAATATTAAGATCTTTTTTTAATATATCCAAAGTTTTTTCAGCCATTTCATTTATACTATAATTCCAGTCTGGTGCTATATTAAAACTGTCTGTAATGTCTTTATCAATTACTTTAATTAATATTTTTGCTAAATCACCTGCATACATAAATTGCCTTAACGGTTTGCCAGTACCTAATAAACGTAATTCTTTATCTGAATCTTTTATCTTTTTAAGTAATGCAGTAATAAAATGCATTTTAGTAGTATGATTAAAATTATCATGTTCTCCAAATAAGTTACATGGAATTAAATAATTATATTTTGTACCGTATTGTTTATTATGAGAGTCAATTTGTACAGCCATAGCTCTTTTTGAGTATCCATAACTAAAATTAGTTGGAGCTGGTGGACCTTTATGTATATCTAATTCTGTCATTGGATATGTATCTACTACGTCTGGATAAATACATGTACTTAATATTCCGGTAAATCTTTTTATATTATATTCTTGACATACCTTTATTAATATAGTATTCATTAAAATATTTTCATTAAAGTATTCAGCTGGATATTTTATATTATCTTGTATGCCGCCTACTTTAGCAGCTAAATGTATTACATGATCAGGCATAATTGAAGAAATTAACCATTTTACTGCTTTAGGATCAGTTAAGTCACAATAACTACTATCGATATACATAACATTAAATCCGCTAGGAAGTATTTCTTTCATATGAGTTGCAACCATACTACTTCCGCCTGTTATTAATATTGATTTTGACTTATCTTGTAGCATTATACTCCGTAAGATATAATTCTATTTCACTATATTCAACTTCTTCTAAAAACATATTACCAGGAGCTTTTGTTAACACACAATTTAATTTATTACTAATATTCTTTTTATCTTTTTGTAAAGCAATAATTAATTGTTCTATATTAGGCAACTTAATATTATGATATATACTACTCAACGTTTTTTGTATTCTTTTAAATAATTCAAATGTTATATATCCTTTTCTATATGAAATAAAATTAGATACATCCATTCCAACTGAAACTGCTATACCGTGTGCAATTTCGTTATTTGTAACTGATTCAATAGCATGTCCAAAAGTATGACCATAATTTAATATTAATCGTTCTTTTTTATCAAATTCATCTATTTCTACATATGTTCGTTTAATGTCTAAACATCTTGTAGTTAATTTTTTAAAGTCATGTTGATTTTTTAGAAAAAATTCATAATCAGCTTTACTTGATACTAAAAAGAAGTGTAACATTTCACCTAATCCAGATTTAATATCTATTTCTGTAAGAGTATCTAGAAATTCATTACACACAATAACTTTATATGGAGGATAAAAATTACCTAATTGATTTTTATATGTATTAAAATTAATTGAAGTTTTGCCGCCAATACAGCTATCGCCTTGAGCTAATAATGTAGTAGGATAAAATACCCATTCAACTCCTCGAAATAATATTGAAGAAATAAATCCTACAACATCTTGTGTAATACCTCCGCCTACTGCAATTAGTTTATTTTTTTTATTAAATTTTCCAATAATAGAATTTATTATAGCAGATATATTATTAAAGTCTTTTGTTTGTTCTGTTACATTATTTAATTCTATACATGTATATTTCTCTAACTCTGAAGTATATAACATATTATCAAATATGATAATGTCACCATCATTATATATTTGACCGATAGATTTAATAAAGTTATTATTAAATTCTACTGTGTAGTTACGTATTGATGACTTTATTTTCATGTAATAGAGAAACCTCCGTCTACTATGATATTTTGTCCGGTAATATATGTATTTTGATTACTACATAGAAACATTACAATTCTAGCAATTTCAGATGGGTCTGCCATCCTACCCATCGGTACATTTGAAACTAATTCTTTTATTTGTTTTTTTGATAATATACCATTTGTTAATTTAGTATTAGTAAATCCAGGTGACACTGTATTAACTTGTATATTATATTTTGCTAATTCAACAGCTAATGTTTTTGTCATTCCTATTAATGCAGACTTCGATGTTGTATATGACAATCTTTTTGATATTGTTTTATCTCCCCAAATGGATGCAATGTTAACTATCTTTCCACTTTTTTGTTTTTTCATATGCTTAGATACATGCTTTGAAATTAAAAATGGTGCTTTAACATTTACCTGCATAATATCATCAAAATCTTCATCTTTAATATCATGGAGTTCATCAATAGTATTAATGCCAGCACAATTTACCCAAATGTCAATATCAGGTAATTCTTCTAGTAGTCTTATAATACTCTCATTAGATTTAAAGTCAGCAAGTTTAGAATTAGTAACTATAACATTGCCTTTAAATTGATCGAATAGTGCAGCTACTGCACTTCCTATCCCACCAGTACCGCCTGTTACTAAAATGGTTTTATTTGAAAAGTCAAACATTACTTTAAAGGATTTCTAGATAATGGCAAAGCTGTTCCTTTTCTTATAACTTCAGCTTTAATTGAAGGACATTCTGCGCCGCATGCATGTATTAAATCATAAAATAAAATTAATGATAATACTTCTACCGTATGAAAATAGTTACAATCTAATACTACATTATTAACATCTGGTTCTAATAATTGTCTATCTTGTCCAGCTATCATAGCAGTTTTAAATCCATTTTTCTTTGCCCAATGACAACATGAAACTACATTTTTAGATCCGCCGGAGCATGATAAAGCAACAATCATTGCATCTTTTTTCATTGCACCTGTTTTCTTTTGTAATTCTAACCAACTTATGAATAAATTGTTATATCCATAATCATTTGCTATACTTGTTATTAAGCATTGGCTATCTAATGTCTTAACATTTTTTACAATCCCAGCTTTTGCAAACAATCTTGTACAATCATCCGCTGCATGGTTTGCAACTCCCCATAAGCCGCCGTTAGCAACTAAATATATATCGCTGCTAGCAGCAAAATCTTTTTCAAATTGTTTCCACTGTTTTGTAGCTAACGTTTTTTCAAACTTTTCTTCTAAATTTTCAAAATCTATATTACTCATGTATTCCTTTCTATTGTTTTTACTTTAGTTTTTTTTGGTTGACTTTTCTGGTCTAGTAGTATTTACTCTATTAGCTTTAGATTTTCTACCTTTTTTAATAATAGGCTCTACTTTACTTTCATTAGAACTATTACCTTTAGAAGCTTCAATAGCTGCTTTAGATGCTCTTGTTGAATTTTTAGAAGGCTTATTTATCTCAGGTTTTGATGTTGGTTCTATTTTATTTTGATTAGAACTTTTACCTTTAGAATTTCTAATAGCTGATTTTGATGCCCTAGATCTAGAAGTTTCAAAATTTGTTTCTGCAACCGGAGTTACTCTATAAACTGGGTATTCTTTTTTTAATACTTCTGGTTTGATAGGATTAACTATTTCTGCTTTGGTATTTTTGATAGGTTTGATGTCTTTCTGTCCTTTTTCTTGTGCAGAAAATGAAGCAGCTACTAAAAACATACATCCTAGAATTATTGATTTTTTCATATTTATTCCTTTTTATTTTTAATATAATAATTATTTAGGAAAAATCCTAATTTAAACTAAGTTTTATTATGTCAATAGCCATATTAATTTCTTCAGAATTAACAGCTAAATTTGGTCTCATACGAACACTATGAGTTCCGGTGGGATTACATATCATTTTATTTGAAAATAATTTAGAACAAAAATCATCACGTAGTTTAGTTGACTTAAAATCGAACGCAATTAATAGTCCGGTTTGTCGAACATTATGTATATTAGATAATTTATTTAATTCTTTAAATAGTAGTTTACCTTGTTTATTAACATTCTTTTTTAATTGATCATTATCAATAGTATTAATAATATATTTACATCTAATCATGTCAACTAAATCACCATCATATGTTACTGATAATCTTTTTTGATTTTCAAATACTTTAGAGTGTGACTTTTTAACCATTATTCCAGATACTTGCGATTTCTTTCCATATACAATGATATCTGGTTCTATTTTTAATTGTTTTGAATACCAAATTGTTCCGGAAGATAAAAATCCAGTCTGAACTTCATCAAATATTAGTGGAATATCAAATTGTTTACAAATTTTTGATAATGATTGTAATTCTTTTTTATTTAAATAATTATCTCCATATGTTGCTTGTATTGGTTCTACGATAACTCCTTGCAAATTATATGGATTTGATTGAACATGACTAATAGCATCTTTAATTGTATTAGCTACTGGCCAATTATATTCTCCAGGTATATCTCCTTGTCTTAATTTAACTCCTGGAAATCTAGAAGTAATAATATTGCCAACTGAATTAATGCCATGAAAACTGTTTTTTATAGATAATACATATCCATCTGGTCTTGGGCCTTTATACCACATTGCTGTTTTAATCGCAGCTTCATTGGCTAATGCACCAGTACATGTAAAATGATAATTTTCATATTTACCCATTGATGTAAACTTTTTAAACGTTTTGTAGAATTCATCAAATTCATCACTTAACATTTCACAGTTTACCATTTTAAGTTTAGAAACACGATATATTTCTTCTTTAAATTCTTTACTATTAAATACTGGGTGATTATAGCCTATAGGCAATGATGAGTACATTCCCATAAAGTCTAGATAATATTTATTTGTATTTTTGTCAAATACATAACTTCCTAAACTCTTATCAAAATCTATTTTTATATTAAATACACTAGTTCTATTCATATATATGGTCTATATCATCTCTGCTTACTGCTAAACGTATTGCTTGTTTAGTTCCTGCTGCTGTTATTTTATGTCGTTTATTTCTTTCAATAAAAACTATATCTCCTTCTTTTACACTCATTGTTTTGCCATCAACAAACCAATCCCATTCTCCTTTAATAATATACCACCATTCATCCCAATCATTATGATAATGTAACCTATTTCCTTCGCCTGGCATTTGGCCTATTAATGTTGATCTAGTTGATTTAGAATTTATTACTGTGTGTGACCATGATTCATTATTAGGATTTGAATCTATAATATCTTGAACTTTAGTTATTTCTTTATTAAAATTATATAAGTTGTTATTAATGACTCCATCTTGAGCTAATACTCGTTCTACATTGTGGTCAAATACTTTACCTGGCTTATAATATTGTGGATCTTTTGGTTTAGCTGCTAATATTGATTCTGCTAATAAAAAATCATCTTCTTCGTCTATATCAACAGTTGCATATCCAGTTAATTCAAAAAATCCTATTTTACCTTCTCCGCCATGGTATCCACATCCATATTCATCCATATTCATCATATAGTTATCATACTGCCAGGCCATTAAAGAGCATGCATACGCATATACTGGTTCTAATAACTGACTTGGAGGTGATTGTTTCTTTTGATTAAAATTAATAGGTTGATCTTTATATATAGATTCAATTTTTACTTTGCTAGTAGATATTAATGTATCATATCTTAATGACTTATTTACAAATTCTTTTATTTGTGTACTAGTTATAAATGGGGATGTTGCTAATAATTGAATTAACATATCTCCATTAATATTATGCATGAAGTCTAATGTAAAGTCATCATTTGTAGCTTCATCTCTGGAAAGGTGTTTTGGTCTTTTATAAAATTTTACCCCATATTCATCTGCTATTTCTTTGAATATATCTGATTCTGAGTTTATAACAATTTCATCAAATACATTGGCTTCTTTAGCTGCTTCTATGATATGAGCTACTAATGGTTTATTACCTAGTAATCTTAAATTTTTATTAGGTACTCTTTTACTTCCCAATCTAACAGGAATCATTGCAATAATTTTTTTCATTTTACAAAATTTTCTACTAAATAATCATCTAGTACTAATGAGTTGTTATAATATTTTTTTACTATCTTTTTAAAATAATCAATTTGTGGTTGCTGATGATGTATATCCATTCTTAAATCATTAAAATTTGGTATTTTATCTTTATTAAGTTTAAAGTTACCAGCTTCTTCTGCAGCTTCTTGATATGTATCGTTATAAATTTCTCCAAACGTATTCATGTTATAAAAAGTCATACCAGTTACAAATAATTCTTTTATATTATAATTTAATAATGCTATAATACCCATTAAACCTGTATTTGCTGTTGTTCCTATTTCATTAAAACATTTAAGTATATAATCGTCACTAATATTGTGCCAATCAACTGTTAGCTTACTCATAAATTCTTTTATTATAGGTGTTTCATGTCCTGATACCATTGCTCCTATAATATGTTTTAATGAATTTGTAAAAGTTGTATTTTCTGATATTGCTGTTCTTTTATGCTCATTAAAACAATTTATAACTATATCAGTTTTACTTCCATAATCGGCCCAATCACTTTTAGGCATTTCATATGATTGATTTATTCTTACTACTAAATCGTATGAGTCAATAAGTTTCCCTAATCCTTTACCTTTAAGATGCGGAGACGGACATACATATGCAATTCGTTTATTTTCTATTATATTTTTTAGTTTAGTGTCTAAAATATAATCATTAAATGAATTTGATAATTGATCTGCAGGCGGCGGCGCTGACGATTGCCATTGTGGAGGCATTTTATCTAATGGAATGTTAATTATATTATTTTTAGTTTTACCATACCATTTATTATCTAAATGTTGTAATATATTTTTATACATTAAATCTTCTGTTATACAATATTTATTAGCTGTTTCTAGATTACGTTGTATAGAGTTAAATTTATCAATATATGTTTTATTATCTAATGATGAAAGTATTTCTTGTAACTCATCTAAATTTGAAAATGTTAATATACTATCAGTGTCAAAATAATCTGATATATTTGGACATCCCCAATATATTGGAATAGTACCAACCATTAAGCAATCAATTAATTTTTCAGTAAAATAATTTTCTAATCTAATATTTTCTATAATTATAGAATATTGATAATCTACTAATCCATCTTCTTTAGCCATTAAGGGATTTGAAGTTCCATTTCCTAATAAGTCTACTCCAGATTTTAGCATGCTGGCAATTTGATGTCTAAGCTTATGTCCTTCTGTTGTAGTTTTATGCGAATATATCATAGACATAAATCTAGTTTTATCATATAATCCGTAATTATTGCTTTTTATCCATGTTCCTCCAAAATTACAAAGTTTAGTATTATCTGGATATTTTTTTAGTAATTCAGAATCATGTGTTAATACAAAATCATATTCATCTTTCCACTCATTAAATGTATTATATGATATAGGATTTATTTCTCTACATTCAAGTAACCATGCAATTTTGTGCTTGCTATCAACTGATTTTGCAACTGAAGTATTTACCATACTGTCAGTGACCAATGTTATACCATCATATGTTTGTTTATCTCTTACATATTTAATGTGTTTTGGTATTTTTCTATGAACTTGCGAATATCTGCCAGCTGGAGTTTCTAGATGTTTAAATGCTTCATCAATTAGATTTATTTCGGTAGTAGGTAAATCATCTGTTAAACAAACCCATTCATCTGGAAATATATCTATAGTTTTATAATGATTATTTTTAGGTCCAAACCATTTATCTGGATATATTACGGTTTTATCTGGATTTGTATTTAAATAAGCTGACCACCAGCTAAATGTAGAATTTGCTATAATATGATGTTCACATAAAGACATAGCATATAAGTCAATATAATCTTGTTCATTCTCTATAAACTGAAATTGATCTCCTTTAAAATTTTCTTTACACCATTCAATATCATCACTACATATTAAAAATGTTTTTCCTGGAAAATAGTCTATTGCATTAAAATAATAATTTAAACTTAAATTATGATGATATTCACTTAAGTTTGTATAATTTCCTCTTCGTACGTGTAATGAAACAACGCCTTTACCAGTATTATATTTTTCTTGTATATATTGAATATGTTGTGGCTTAGGAGCAAACATGTTAATAATATCATTTTTAATATGATAAAAATATTTATACGATTGAAAATATCCACTTAGTTTAACGTTGGTATTTGGTAATTCTATATTGCTATATCTAAAAGTATCCATATTAGAATTAGCATAAGTGTCTAATGATTCAATTGAAACAGGCTTTATTCTTCCTAATATATTATCTTCATACATATTAGGGTGTGTATGCAATGTTCCAGTATGAGTAAAGTCGCATACAAGATTATGATTTGTATTTGTAGCAATACCTTTTGCTGATGCTAATTGAAACATCATATTGCCTAATCCTCCACCTAATACTGGAACTATGTTATATTGAGGTGATTCTAAATAATCATATGGAGTTTTTGATCTTATTTCTACTTCTTGACCTTCTGGATCGTCTATATCTTTATTTTGTCGATTTAATCCACGAGCTACAATTTCAGGATCTTCATTATATGCATAAGTTGGAAAATCTAATACTCCAATTTTATATTTAGGACACATTTCCATACAAAAAAATGAAACAGCTAAATCTTCTGCATTATAATAATATTCTCCAGATTTACTCCAAATAAGATCTTCTTTTTTTATTTTATTATATAAGAACCATCTAAAACTTCTTAAATGGCTGGCTCTCCATGTATCTTGTCTATATAGCTTTTTTGAGTGTACTTCATCAGAATATGGAGTATTTTGTGGAAATGCTAATTTTCCAGACGGATGTGAATACATTCCGCCATATGTCATCCAAGGATCATGTTTGTTATAATATTCATTTAATTTTTCTAGTACATCATCATTAATTAACCAATCGTCCCCATCCACAAACATTAGAATATCATCTTTATGATCCATAAAATTTATAATATGATCTTCATTAGGATTTACATTGAATCCACGCTGTTTGTTTTCTGTCCAATTTAATAATGTCCAATTATTTAATTTATGAGTATCTATTATATCTTGTACAATAGTTGCAGTATCATCTGTAGATGCATCATTTATATATAATACGTCATAATTAGTATATGTTTGATTAACAATACTTGCAATATTAGTTTCTATCCATTTTTTGTTGTTATAAGATGGTATAACTATTTTAAATTTATTTTTCTTTTCCATATATCTATATCGTAATGAATTCTATACAATTCTTTACTCTTTTTACTACATTCGTTATAAAATTCAATATTATCCCGTAACTTAATTGCTAATTTCCTTGCTGACTCTATATCATCTATATCTACACATAAATCAGGATGACATAATTTTTGTGTATCTACTTTTTCATTTCCAATACAAGGAACTCCAAAATATGCACAATTTAAGCTAAAAGTTCCTGCGGCAATAGTAGGCATTAAATGTACTGCATATTTAAATGAAGATACTTCACTCATCCAGTCTAACCAACTAACTCTAGGTAAATGCATTAAATTTGGAACTTGATCTTCATGTTCGCGCTTTGCATGAGATTCTTGAGTCCATATTGGCATATTGAATTCTGATGCAATTAAATAGCTTTGAAATCCATTATACCATCTAGCAAAATTACCTCCAATTAATACTTTGTCTTGTCTAACAGGAACTATGTCTTTTATACGTTCTTCAATCATTAATGTTGGTATAGTTCGAATTATTTGAGTAGGAACTAAGCCTTTATAAAATTTTTGATCATACTCATTATGTGCATATATAGCATCTACTGATGCTAACATATTATAAAAATTAAATTGGTCTTGAATTTCTAATTCTGTAAACATCCATGTAGGACCTTCTTGAACGTAATATACTTTTTTATTATTTTCTTTTAATACAGATAGCCAATTACTATTTAATAGTTCAGAATGTGGATTTGGAATATTTGTTAATTTTGCAGCTACTGCATTTAAATTTAATTGTCCTTTAGGAAATATTACAAATACATGATCTTGGTCTTTTACTTCGCTATATTTAGATATTGGATAATGAGTTGCATCCAGTGCGTTCATCCATGCAAATTCTGTTCGCATATTTGGATGACTGATATCAATAGACCCTTTAAAGCCCATTTCTGTTAAAAATACAGTTTTCATTTATTAAAAAATTCTTTTATTTTATCACAAACATAATCTACATCTTGTAATCCCATACCATGATGTGCTCCTAATAAAAATCCATTTTTCATAACCAGATCAGCATTAGTAAAGTCTTGTAAATACTCTCTATATATAGGATGTCTTGTTACATTACCTGCAAATGTTACTCTAGTTTGAATATTATTATTTTCTAAAAAAGTTAATAATTCTAATCTTTTATCTGTTTGTAGTGGAATTGCTAACCAATTTGGTTCTATACTATCGTCTGGAAGTATTAATTCGTTAACGTCTTTTAAATTATCTAAATATCTTTCAATATTATCTCTTCGTTTTTGTTTAAATGTTTGAAATCTATCTAATTGTACTAAACCAAATGCTGCACTCATTTCACTACATTTCATGTTATAACCTAATACTCCATATAAAAATTTGTAATCATATGGTAATCCATCAACTTCATGTGAAAATCGTTCATCTATATTTTCATTATTGTCGCCAATCCTACCCCAATCTCTATACTGCAAAGCTTTTTTTACATATTTTTCGTCATTAAACATTACCATTCCACCCATTCCGCCGGCAGTTATAACATGACTAGCATAAAAACTAGTAGTAGAAACATCTGAATCTAATGTTTTAGTAACTGTGTCAGCTGAATCTTCAATTATGTAAATGTCTTCTCGTCCAATTCTTTTTAATTCTTCCTTAAGAAGTTTCCAATCAGGTTTGTTTCCTATAAGATTAGGAACCATTATGGCTTTAACATCATCAGTTATTGCGTCTATAATATCTTGTACATTTGGAACATATGACTTAAGATTTGAATCTATAAATATAGGAATATATCCTAATTGTATTATAGGAGCTAACGTTGTTGAAAATGTTAAAGCTGGTGTAATAACTTTACTTCCTTTTTTAAGATCTAATGCAGCTAGTGCTAATAAACAAGCAGATGAGCCAGAGTTTACAAATACTCCATACTTTTTTCCAAACTCTTTTGCAATCTTTTCTTCAAATTCAATAGATCTAGGTCCAAATCCAGCTAACCAACCATCTCTGAGACATTGTTCTACAGCTTTAATTTCTTTTTCGCCATACGCTTCCAATTTATTAGGAGCATACCATATTTTTTTAGATTGTTTCATATAATTTATTTTGCGTTTCTTGTTTTTCAATAGTTTTAGGATGATGAAATGCAAATTCTTCTTTAGGTGGCAAATGTGAATAGTTTTTTATTCCTTTAATTTGCTCATGTACTTTGCCGCTCCATTCAATATCATGATGTCTTTTATATATTCTTCCTTGATAATCTGGCCAATTGACCCAGCCGGCTTCGTTAACTTGCCATCCCCATTTACTTACATGTTGTTCAGTTAATCCTTCTACAGTATTAATTCGAGGAACATTTATTAATTCGGTGTCTGGATTTACTTCAATAATTTGATGTATATTTTGTAATAATATAGAAGATGGCAGTTCGTCTGCGTCAATATTAAAAATCCAATCACAATCTTCAAATAAATGGTATCCTAAATTTTTAAATGTTGCAAAATCTTTATTTAAATTACTATATATTAATCTAAACGAATCGTTGCCTGGAATTACAAATTGATTACATAATCCTTGTACTTCTTTGCTATAATTTTCTTCATCTAATAATATACCAATACAGTCTGATTTTCTAATATTAGTACGAAGTAAAACTAATAGTTTAGCTAATTCATCATATTCATTACACGCTGTTATAAAATATCCTATTTTCATACTGTTTTTAATTTTGGTAATTTAATTTCTTGATGTATTGGTACATTTCCTATTTTTATATCAATATCTGTAAATAATTTTTCATATACATTATTAATAGCTTTACTTGAAAAATTATCATTTGAATGTTTTATATGTTTTCTAGATTTTGTTAAAAATTTATTATAATGTTTAACTATGTCTTTAAATAACTTTGATGCGTACTTATAATCTGGAGTAAACCATTTAGCATCGCCAATTAAAAAATCATTTTGTGCTGATGGATGTATTGGAGTTAATCCGCCTGGTAATTCGGCTATATATTCTGGATGTAAAAAATCAGCTGGGCCTGAAGATAGTGGAGATATAACTGGTTTGCCAGTTGTGGTAAATTCTAATAATGGTCTTCCAAATCCTTCACCTTTAGTAAATGATACCATAGCTTTTACTTTTGTATTATTATATAATGAATTCATTTCATTATCAGTTAAATCACCATGCAATATATAGATGCTTGGCAATCTAGTACCTTTTGGAAATAACTTTATTATTTGTCTTACATTTTTTTCCATTTGATCTTTATCAACAACTGAATATGTAGCTCCGGATGTTTTTAATATTAAAGCTGGCGTATTATTTTTATTTTTAAATGTATCCAAAAATGTATGTAACATTCCAGTAATGTTTTTTCTATCTTCACCTACTTGTCCTTGCAACCAATGTCCTACAAATAAGAAACAAAATGACTCTTTAATATCTTGCAATTCTAATACTTTTGCAGTATTATTATTTTTATTGTATATTGTTTCATTAAAATATTCTGGAACAACTCTTATTGTAGTTGTAATTGTCAATTTATGTTTTTCTGCTGTATTTTCAAAAGATTTTTTAGTAAATTCAGAAGGAACTATTATTATTTGCATTTTATTAATTGACTCTATCCAAGCTTCAGGACATATATCGCCTTCTGTTCCAGCTGTTACTCCTATATTAAATTTTCCAACCGACTGAAATTCATTTGGCACTGTAATTTGTACCCATATGTCTGGTTGTTCTGCTAATGGTAGTGCAACTAAATTACGCATCCAATTATCTGGTAATGGATATGTAAATGGGGTATGTCCCCATGGCATTGAAACTAATTTTATGTCCCATTCATTACTTTTAAATTTAAATGTATTTGTAATAAATTCTCGCGCGTGATGTCCGTAACCTGATTGTGTTGCTACTGGACTTGAAATTACACATTTTCTCATACTATACCCATTTCTTTATATGTTACTAATTCTACTTTACTTAATGTATATTTTGGTCTTTTTTCTTTTGGATTATCAAATAAGAAATTCATCATTTCAACCATTTTATCTGCCATTTGTTTTGATGTTAATCCATTTTGTAAACAAAATTCACGGCCAGCTAGACCAAATTCTTTTCTTTTAGCCGGTATTACATCATACCATTCATGAATTACATTTCCAACATCTTCAAATTTTACTCTGTCATCAAATATATATGGAGTTTGTGGAGATCCTTGTAATGATCTATTAGAAGGAAATACAGGTTTTACCCAACTTCCATGCTTTTTGTATTTTCCTTCATGATTAGTTGAAAATGTATCATCAAATGTTATCCATTCGCCATTATCATCTTCAAATCTACATTGATCTTGTAATCCACCAGTAACAGTATTAATAATAGGAGTACCTGCTAATAATGATTCAGTGCTACTTAGTCCCCAACCTTCATTGGATGCAATGTTTATAGTAACATCTGCTACATTATACATTGCATTTAAATCGCCAGCTCCTACTTTTGCTTCTGAAAAGAATACTTTACATTCTGGAGCTATATGCTCCCAAATTGCTCGTAAGTCTGTACCATTATTATCTGATATTTGAGTGTGCATAACTAATCCAACTTTATCTTGATGTTCTTTTGGTAAATTATTTCTAAAATGTTTAAATGCTAGAATTACATCAGCTGGAAGTTTTCTTCTTATATTTCTATTATTCCAGAAAACAACAAATTCTATATTATTTTTAACTTTAATTTCATTATATGCTTTTTGATACAATTCATCATCTTCGGGAAGTGGTTTAAATTTATCTGAATTTAATCCATGGGGAACAAATCCAGTAATAATTTCATCCCATTCTAAATTAGGAGTTTTTGTATTATCTTCTACATCATAATCATACACCCCATATCCGTTCTGTCCCAGCACTTCTCGATGTATATTATCAGATTGTTTAGAAATTCCCATTATTAGGTCACAGCTACCGTAAAATGGTGAATTCCACATAGGATATGGTAAATCGTCCCAAATTGAATAATATACAATTGGAGTGCCGTATGTTGTTTTTATTTCATGTTCTAATTGATATAACCATCCCCAATATCTAGGATCGGTAAAATGAAATATAGCGTCTGGTTTTTCTTTATTTAATATTGAAAATAATATATTTCTATCGCCATACCCATTATATGGTATGATCTTAACATCTGCATCTTCGACTCCAGATTCTTTTTGTACATCTGCAGATAGATCAAATGCCTTGCCGGCATCAGGATGATTTACTGCAGCACCTACTTGGATCCAATCATAGTGTTTTACAGTGTTTAAGACAATTTCTTTTGATATTGTTCCAATTCCAGATGGTAATCTAAAATCATCTGATAATAACAATATTTTTTTCTTTTTTGGTTTTGTAGGATCTAGTTTTCTTAATTTTGGTAACTCCATTAATTTCCTTTATAACTTTTATATAAATATTAACCTAATATAACTACTGGCTTATTTAATTTTTGTATTTTACTATACGCTGTTTGTAATTGGGGATTCATCTCATGTTCATTATTTAATATAATCATATAATCACAATTTTCTGCTAATATTCTCATTCTATGTAATAATTGTGAAAAATGATATTTTTTTCCATAATATGATTCTGGCAACATTGAATATAAATTTCTTCCTGTATATGATGGATTATATTCTTGATATGTTATACCAAATTCTAATGCAAATTTTTTAATCATATGATTAGCTCCTTCAGAACCTCCGCCAGATACAATAATTAATTCTTGTTTAAATTTTTGTTTTAATTCTGAGAGTACTTGTTGTACTTTTCTTTTATTTTGCCATTCTTTATTTCCAATAACAGCAATTTTCATTTATCCTTTAATAACTGTTTTTGTTTTTAAGTTTTTAGAATCTGCGGTATGTGCTAACATCATTTTTAATGAATCTAACTTACCTTGTGCATCTGCAAACTTTTCTATAAACTTATCAATTTCTGAAACTAAATCTGGATGTTCTCCTATTCCAACCGAATTGTTTAAATAAACATCTAATTTTGCTACTGCTTCCGCTTTTTGTGCATGATATTTTGCATATAAAGCGTCTAATAATAATCCATTCATATTTTTCCTTTTTATTTATTATATTAAAAATTATTGACGAATCCTATCTTCTTTGGGACAATTATCATAATCCATCTTAAATGGACACCACTTACAATGTTTAGATCCTTTTCCAGCAATAGATAGATAATTTTGTTCTACTCGCTTCTTGCCATTTTCATCAAAACAAAATTCTATAAATGAGTCTATATCACGTTGAATCTTTTTTCTAGTAACTGACCCAGAAGCAGGATTAAGTATTTGTATACGTCTTTGTGGGAACATTGATTCTTCTAATAACTTTCGTTTTACTATAAAGAATTCAATATCAATATTGTCTATTGGAGTTCCAAATTGATCAGAAAAATATTTTTTATATGCAACTAATTGTGCTGCCTTTAGCTTATCAGCTTTCTGCCATTTATTCCAACCCATTCGGCTAGTTTTAATATCTAATATTTTTATTTTATTTAATACAGTATCTCTAACTACTATATCTATAAATCCATACCAATAAACATTTTTATTAACTGATGATGCTGGAATACCTAATTCTACTTCTATACCAACTAGTTCCATATTTTTAGTAGAAAAATATTGAGCTCTTCTTTTTTTGAACCATTCTAGTATTTGTACTCCGTCGTCTAAATGTTCTGCTAATTCGACTGGCGTAGAAAAGTGTTTCCCATTATTAGCTGCAACTCCTTTTATATATTCTTGTTTCAAACATTCTAATAACATATCACGCAGATCTATTTGATCAGCAACCTTAACAGATTTTGTATACATTACTGTTAAGTATTCTTGTAATGTTTCATGAAAAGCTGTACCAAAACACGTTGCAATATTATGAGTAAATGGAGCTAATTTATCAATATACGATAATTTCCATTGTTTAGGACATTTTGAAAACATTGACCATTGAGAATAAGATATCTTAGCAGGAACTTTTGATACATCATTTAATGATAATTTATATATGGGATTTATGTAACCGTTTTTCATATTATGGATATAATGCTAAGTTTTCTTTACACTCATTAAGTAGCTCGTCTTTCATATCGGCAATCTTATCATAAAATTCTTCAATTGCTTCATCATGATCTTCTTGAGAGTCAAAATCTTCATCATCTGGATATGGTGGTATATCCTCGTCTTCTACAAGAAATTCAGATCCGTTTTGATTTGCATATCCACCCGAGACATTTTGATATGCTTCGTCTTCACTTCTAGCCTCCATTTCAAAATCGCCAAACTGTTTAAAGTATTCAGCTAATTTATGAAATAACTCATCTGGTGGGTACCAAGCAGAATCAAATGTTAAATCAATAGTATCATCGTCAAGTTGCCAGTCATGAACAAAACACCATTTAGCTCCTAAATTTTCTGTCATCCATTCTCTTGAATATTCTGCAGGATAATTGTCATATATTAATTTAAATAAATTTTCTGCTATTATAGTCGACTTTTGACTCCAATTGGCTTTTTCTACTTCCGGCGTAATAATCTTATCTGAGAATTCTTTTATTACGTTTTTTGAAGACTCGATAGTTACAAGTGTATATACGTTATTTGCCATATTCTTTTTTTATTATATTATAAGAAATTATTTGGATTGATCCAAATATTCAACTCGATAAATTTCAATTAATTTGTCTGAATTGTCAATAAAATCATAATGAATATCTACTGATTCTGTTATTGTTTTTTCAAATTTCATAATCTATTATTTACCTTTTAGCATTTTTTTAATTTCTTTTTCTGTATATCCATATAAAGATAACAAAGTACTGCAACTATCTTTAGACATTAATTCAATATAATCAATGGCTTCCATTTTACTTACTAGGTAGTGGTCTGCAATTTGTGAAACTAACTGAGTATCGTACTTATCTTCCTTTTTTCCTTTAATGTACTTAGCAAAGGTTCTCTGGGCCGGTAATAGGCCGTGATAGAGACGATAAGTATCTCTAGGTGATAATAACCCAATTGTATATTTCTGTAACTGATTAATTACTTCAATTAGTTCCATTCTCATTGATAACCACCTATTCACAATAAAAGGGGCGAACTTTTTTTGATCTAGATCTGTGTATTTAGACCATTCTTTCTTTTGATGTGTCATTCCATTCATAAAATCGAAGATAGTTGCAGGTTTCTTTGTCATAGTTTATATTTGTGTTTATATATGTCAATAAATGATTCGCCAACTGCTAATTCTAATACTACAGCATTTGCAGGTACTCCTGGCATTTTCTTTTCATTAACAACATCAACATTTTTGTTTTTAAAAATTTTCATTTTAGTTTTAGCATTTTTTCTATTAGAAGTTTTAAATACTAAAATAACAGGACTTTTTATATACGGAGTTCCCATTATTTTACCTCTGGTTGAAATTCTTCTGGAACATGTCCACAATCATCACATCTAAATACTGGTACTGGATATACTGTGTCTTTATCCTGACCGGTTAAAAATCTAGATACTTTATTAATACACGTTACTTGTCGAAAATACATTCCGGTGCATTCTGTACATATCATTGGTTTTAAGTCTTTTGGACTAATAGTTGTATTACTTTGATTCATAATGTTACTTTATAATTCATTCATTAATTTTACAAACATGGCCATTATATTAATTTCTTTATCTACAACATTTGTATCAGTATATTGTGATTCTGCTATAATTAATATACAAGATGCTATACTACCAGTAGCAAATTCATCTAAATTATCATATAAAAATGTATATAATGGAGTAAAATCTTTTACTTTACTGTCTGCAATGAGTTGTCTTAGTTGTTTAAATGATTCTTTTTTATCTTTAATATTTTTTAAAATATTTAATAATTCAGTCATATAATTAGCTTGTACTACACTATTTTTGTCTAATACTAATTTGCCTTTAACTACATGACTTTGCGCAGCATTAATAGCTCTACGTATATCTGGATATGATGAGTTAATAATAGCAGCAATATCTTTAATATCATATTCTATTTGTTTTTCTTCTAATACTGTAACTAATCGCTGAGCTACATCTTTTTTACTAGGAGGCGTTATTCCAAATGTCTGACATCTACTTTGTATTGGATCTATAATTTTTTCAACATAATTACATGTTAATATAAATCTAGTAGTCCTACTATAAGTTTCCATTAAATTACGCAGTGCTGCTTGTGCATTTGGGGTAAGATAGTCAGCTTCATCTAGTATAACAATTTTCCATCTCTTAAATCCTACTGACGATGCATATCTTTTTATTTTATCTCTTACGGCGTCTACTGAGTTTTCATCAGATGCGTTTATATACATAACGTCACACTCAATTTGATTTGTAATAATTTTAGCTAGTGTGGTTTTACCTGTTCCTGCACCGCCATAAAATAATAGATGTGGAACATCTCCATTTTCAATGAATATTTTGACTTTGTCAATAATATGTTCATTACCAATATATCCATCTAATGTATTAGGTCTAAATGCTTCTACCCAAAGTGTATTTTCTGTTACTCCAAACATAATTTATTTTTTTCCTGTTGACCCAAATCCCCCAGAACCTCTAGTAGTGTCAGCTAATGCTAATACTGAATTCCATTTTATTTGTTCAACTTTATTTAATACTAATTGTCCTATTCGGTCACCTTTTTCTAAAGTAACTTTTGATAATCCATGATTAATTATAATTACTCCAATTTCTCCTCTATAATCTGCATCTATAGTTCCAGGAGAGTTTAAAACTGTTATTTGTTTTTTATATGCTAATCCACTTCTTGGTCTAACTTGTATTTCGTACCCTAATGGTATTTCAACATATAATCCGGTTTTAATTAGTGTACTCAATCCAGGACCTATAATTGCTCCATGGGTTGATCTTACATCACATCCAGCACTTCCTACCGTTTCATAGCTAGGAAGATCGTTATCTGATTTATTTATAACTCGTACTTCCATACTTAATTTTGTAATTGAACTAACCAATAATTTGATTCAAAATCTGTACCTGTAAAGTCTATTCTTGCTAATCCATTTGATGATATATGCATTGTACCTTTATCGCCTTTATTAGCAGTTAATACTTCTTTTAGTTTATCAGCTGAAAAGCATATAGCATCTAAATCATTTGCAGTACCATCAATTTCAAATGTTACATTATCAGAATTAATAGTTGTATAATTAATTATAAATTTAATTTTACCATTCTGAACTTGTACTGCAAAATTATTTGCATCCGGTAAAGCATTTTTTGCTTTGATAAACTTATTGATAAATAATTCATCTATATCAATTGTAACTTCATATTCTGGCTCGGCGTTAATTGTCGGAACTGCTGGTATAACAGATGTATCAGCTAACATAAAAGTCATTGTTGTACTTCCTTCTTTTATTTTCATTGCATAATTTTTGCCTTGAGAGTCATTAACTTCAATATCAATTTTTTCTCCTACTGCCGATAACATTTTTGTTAATGCACCTGTATGATTAATACCTAATTCACCTTGCATAAATGGATCTGTTTTCCATTTAACTTTACCTACTACGGTTTGATCTATGTCTATTAATTCACAATTAATAGATTCTTCATTTGCTTTAACAGTTACAGCTTCACAGTTGCCTGCTAAATAATATCTGTTTATAAACGATTGTAATTTACTTTTTTCCATTGTTTTACCTTTTATGTTTTAAAAAATTTATTAAATTGATTTGCATCAGTAGTTGATATACTATCACCACCAAATTTCTTATATGTTTTCTTGTATGTTGCATACACATTCATTGCATTGTCAGGATCGTCAAACATTGAATGTAATGACAATATAACATCATATAAGTCTTTTGGAATTGCTGTTTCTAATAATTCAACATGATTATTTACTAGTTTACTAACATCTTTTGCAATATCTACATATAAATGTGTATTATGTATAACCATTCTTGGCATACCTTCTTGACTATATCTATCTAAGCCTTTTGCTGTCTGACCTCCTAGATAATCATATGTAAAGTCATTACATGCAGGACATCCTAAGCTGCATGGTACATGTTTACTAGTGTCAATATTAACTATAGGATTTGCCATATTTGCATGCTTTTTTCTTCTATATTCATTATTCTTAGGAAAATATAATTCAGTAAATGTTTGTGTCTTATAATTTCCAGAATGAAGATATGTTCCAAAGACTGGATATTGTCCTGGTGAGCTAGAATCAGTTGAAAATAATACTCTATTATCAGTTAACTTATTAATTAACTTTTGTAATGTTGCTAGTATAAAAAAGTCTGATATTTTTGATATTCCTAGTAAATGTATATATTTTATATGATTCTTTTCAAATTCTCGTTCTTTAAGCATTAATGCTATAACATACATAAAATCTACTAATTTTTTAGGACCTCCAATACACCAGCCATTAAATGCAAAGTCTTTAAACTTATGATACCATTGTTCATATTCTTCATGATACGTACCTTGTATAACATTTAAAAAGTCTGTCTTGCCAGTTTGTTTAGATTCAAAATATTTAAAATTATCAAAGCTAATATCCATTGACTCGGCAAATCTATTTTCATACTTTGCTCTAGGTGGTATATCTAAGTTAGCTGCTACATCAGAATTATGTTCTAGCCATTCAAAGATTCTTTCACGAATTGTGCTATCCCATTTTAACGCACCAGTTGCTATTTGGAATCCGCCTGAATCTCCAAATACTAATACCTCATCATCTAGTCCCATTTGATCTCGAAAATCCATCTTCTTAAAATGATGGCCAGCGGTAATTAAGAAATATGGATGTCTCCATTCTTTTGGATACTCTTTTGAAAAGAATCTTGTTGTAACTCCATCTTCAAATTTTGTATTCTTCTTGAATGCAGACACCATACTACCTGCAGATAATGATGGATAATATATAAAATTTTTATCCATTATATTAATCTATAATATTCCATTCAGCAGGTTCGCCAATTTTAGCTAGTTGCTCAAATATAAATGTTACTATTTCTGACGATTCTTTATCTAAACATCCTTTTTCACTTAGCTGTTCTGCTAAAGTTTGAAATGGAGTGTTGATTGTGTTTTGTATTTGTTCAATACCGTTTTTATCAATTTTCATTTTTCTTCCTCTTTATTTAATAAGTGTAAGCAATATTCTTGTTCGTGCCACACATTTATTTCGTTTTCAATTTTATTTGATACTATATAAGCTTCCATTTCTCTACCTAGATTAGATATATCTCCAATTAATGGATGTGTTTTAGGAGAACTTATTGCATTATCTAATATTATTAATGCATCATTTAAATCAAATGCTTTATATAATCTATCATTATCTATAAATTCTGGAAAAGATCTAAAATTTGGATATACTATATCAGCTCCAAATATAGTTGCTTCTATAACAGTCCATGATACATAATCTTGTAAAGCTGTATTAAATTGTATAGAACAAATTGATAGTTCCGTATAATATTCTTTTTTTGTTAGATTACTTAGTAACTTAAACCTTTTATTCTCAGCTGCTAATTTATTAAGACTTTCTATAACTCCTGGCAACATGGATTTAAATTCAGATCCTGATGTTGTCACGTGCCATTCCCAATCCGGATGTGTTTTAAGAAATTCTCGAGCTACATTCATCATAAAATATGGATTTTTTTCTTTATCTAATCTACTAGATGAAACAACAATTTTTTCACGATCTAGATTTGGATCATAATTGGGTAGTTTATCTAATGTAGCTTGTTTATCAATTGGTAACGAAACTACATGTATAGGAGATTCAAATCCAGCATTTCGTAATTGATCTTTATGAATAGATGATCCTACAAATATACCAGTCATTCGCTTATCTAAGCCTAACTCAAAACCTCGCATCCAAGATTTCATAGGATAAGTAAAATCATATTCATCAACCGATTGTGCATGGAGCATTGCATATATATCTAATTTAATTCCATATAAATCTATTGCATATAATATTGATTCTATACCAGGATGCCAATAATCTTGAAGAAATATAACATCGCCGTCTTTAACTTCATCATTATTTAACATATCTAAAAAGTTACTACATTGGCTCATTGCAAATTTACCTCTACCAACTGCATCTAACACAGCTCCTATTTTAATTTGCTGATCTGGATCAAATTTTCCTTCAATATCAATAAATTTAATTTTACTGTTTTCATATGATTTGAATGCATTAGGCATCCACTCTTTAGATAGTTGATATGTATATCTAGCTTTTAACGGTTCTAATCCAAAATAAAATATATTTTTCTTTTTATTTTTCTTTGACTTATTAAATATTGACATTGTATCTTTTGATAAAAATGTCTTTTTTAATAATGTTATTGGATCTGTAAATTTAATTTCCATTTTGTTATCTTTCTATTATTGCCCCATTTTCCCAATCTTCCCATACTTCAACTTTGTATAAGTAGCCTGGATTATTATTTAATAACCATTCTCCAATATCTTCACAACTCATTCGACCAAATTCTAATATATTACCACCAAAATTAGTTCTTAATAGTTTTTTTAATCTTCGTTGCATTAAAATAAATTCTTCATCTCTATCAGTATGACTTACCTTTACATAACATTTAAATCCAAACATATGTCTATGTCTATCAGATAAAAATCCTACTTCAGGAAATATTTCTTTAGCTTCTGGCCAACAATGAAATCCTTCTATACTAAATGATACTACTACTGAATATTTCATATCTCTTCGTCAAATTTATAGTTATCCGGTTGAATTTCCATCATATTGCATTTAGTTACTTGATGAACTCTATACCACCCTGCATCAATGGATAATGTGTCAGTATCTTTTAACATTTCTAAATAAGGATCTGAAATTCTATATATAATATGACATCTATTGAATAGATCTGGTTTGATTGTATCTAAAGTGTCTTTAGTAGCTTCTATGGTAACAGCACAATTTGATTCATCTAAAATACGTCTAATACTTTCTAGATATTTTTCGTCTTTCATAGACTTTTTCATGAATTCAATTGTAAAATAATAATGAGGATATTCATTAAAATTTTCTACTTCTAAACCATAAGTACTTTTCATATTATGATTTAAATCTCTTATAAAGAAAGTCATAAGATCTGAATATCGACCTTCTACTTCTCTACCTTTCCATTGATGTTTACCGTACATATTTTTTCTTTATTATAAGTAATTTTATTGAATTATCCAAATGAAAAGAATTTATTTACATTATTATTTTCTGGTAATTTATCCCAATTCATAGATGCATAAAAGTCATCTAACTTTCCACGGATCTCTCTATCAAATATTTTATTTCTATCAATAAATTTTTCAACAAATGCAGTTAATTGATCTGGATCTTCGTATCCTTTTAATGCAATAGTATCAAATCCCATTGAATTTGTTTTAAGATATGCCCATTTAATTTTGTCGCCATCATTAATAGATTCTATTCTATTAGATATTCCTAAATGATGTAACATATCATTATAATTAATAGAAGATTTAACATGTACTGGTGTTCCTAATAAATAACCAGTTAATGGTTTTCTTTTTTTAATATATTTTGTAATATTCTTAACACCAGTATTTTTCATTACATCTAATATATTAGCATCTTTAATTTTATCTTTGAAGTCCATTATTAAGTCGGTAGTAGCTGTCTTAGATTTTTCTTTAAGAATATACCACAATGTTTCTTTCATGATTGTTTTAAACTCAGTTGGGAAAGATGATCTAACTACATCTAGACCTTTAATATCTAATTTATTTGTGGGTTTACCTTCTTTAAATATTACCCATTGTGCATATCTCTTTTTTGCTATCCATAGTCCAGACTTTGCCACATATTCTTGTTTAATTTGCCATCTATGATCAACCGTATTATGGAAATGTATTGCATAGTGATCATACATTTTATTAACATGATTTTGTATTTCAGACGCTATTTCATTTGTCTTTTCAATCATAAACTTTTCATCAGTTTCATCAAAGTCTGGATATCTTTTTTCTATAAGTGGTAAACTAGAAACAAATGTGGAATCTGTATCCGTATAGAATGAAAATTCTGCTTTATTGCCATTTGCATTAATAAAATAATCTTTGCCAATTTCTTTTTTATAATATCCATTAATTACTTTTGCAGAAAATTTAATAACACTCTGGCCAGTTGCTGTAATAGCACCTGCATTATCTAAATCATGAAATCTAAATGTTTTTAATCCTAATACTCCATAAAATGAGTTTAACAATACTTTTTGTGTTAATTGCATTGCATCGTAAAACTTATACTTTTCACTTCCTACTTCATGATTATCTCGTTCATTCTTAAATTTAACACGTTCATCAAACCATTTTTCTAGAATCTTTGGAAGAAATCCTTTACTTCTTGTATCATATACCGCTCCATTACTAGCTACAGTAAATTTATTATCAGTTAACCATTGTTTAATGTCTGTAATAGTTTGACCATTTAAATCTACACTGACAGGTTCTTTGCTTAATAATGATTCTTGTTTCCAATTATGTATGACTCCAATTTTTGTTTCTGGTGATATATTAAGACTCATTATTATACTAGGATACAGTGATGTTAAATCTAAATCATAAATCCATTTATATAATCCTGGAATCGGTGGCATTACATAAGCACCAGCTAATTTATCATGGGTTTCGTCTTCAACAAATCTAAATTGTTTATTTGGAGCTACAAATCCATTTCTTTTTAAATCGACTATTGCTGCACCATCAAGATATTTAGATGCATAATAAACATCTTCATATGGAACATGGCCTTTATGGCATATTGTTCTTGCTAAGTTTATAAGTTGTAGTTTTTCATCTAATTCAAAAACAAGATCAACATCTGTCATGTTATATTCTATAAATTTATGAATATCAGTTGCAAATAGCTCGTTTAAGTCTCCATCATATTCAATCTTACCTTTTCCTAATTCTGTCTTACCAACTGTGTCTAATCGATAATTGGGTAATTCAGTATATGTAAAGTTTTTATATAATTTAATATAATCTAAACTAGATACTCCAAATATTTTATATCGTTCACGATGCTTATTCCATTCTACAATTCCAACTGGTGATAATTTATTTGCAGACTTTGGTCCTAAAACTTTTTTAATTCTATTAATAAGATATGGAATATCATATCTGTCTGTATTCCATCCTGTTATAACAGTAGGCTGTATTTCTGAAAAGTAATTAATAAATTTAATTAATAAGTTAGCTTCACTATCAAATACTTCAACAGTATAATTGTCTCCATATATTATGTCATCTGGTAATCTATTTTCTTTGTCTAAAACTAATACTCTTCTATCTTTGCCTACTTTGTCATAATATGCTATTGATGTTATTTCAGTTCTGACATCTTCTGGAGTTGAATACCCATTTTCATCTTTTGCTGTTTCAATATCAAAGAAAAAGTCACTATGATTAGTTGATACTAAATCAGATTCATAATATAAATCTACTAATGTTCTAACTTCTTCATTTAAGTCAGATTCATATGCATCCGAATTATCTCTATGATTACCAGGAGTTTTTGATAATTTAATACCATTTAATGATTGATATTCACCATTTGGATCTTTTATATACCCATATGGTTTAAATTGAAATGTTTGATGACCTAAATCATCATCCCACACATGCATAGTGCTAGTTTTCTTATGATATGCTATATTTTGATACATTTATTTTTTTTCTGCGTTTGTAAGATTATACATTCCATATACATTAATGGCTATAATGACAAGACTCAATACTAAGTGACTTAAGTTATCAATAAAAAAATCATATACTATCCAACCAGTATCTCCTATGATCCATATAATCATTGCAACATATGTTAATTGTTTTGCATTACATATATAACCTAATAATACCAATCCTGTACTAACCCATCCTAATAATTCTATCATATACTATAATATAAGTAATTCTTTTTGTTTTTCCAATACCGGTAATATAGCTAATTCTTTTGCCTTAGCTTCTACTACAATATCTAAATTGTCTACCTCATACGTATTAGGAGTATTTACAATATAATCTGCATGGGCAGGCTCTTTTATTTTACAAAAATTCTTGTATTCGTTTTCTATAGTAGGCCATTCAGATATATTTGCTAAGTCTATACTATTACGTTCTAACATTCTTTCTACTAATAACTTTTGCTCTTGTCTTCTAGATTCTGAGTAATGAGTACATTGAGTTACTCCATGTTTCTCCCAGGTAGACCTTGCCATAAAGAACGCTTCTTGTTCAGTTAGATCGCCTGTACAGAAGGTATGATGCCAATAGTCAAATGTAATAGGAATACCAATTTCTTGGTGTATAAGTTCGTATAGATGCCTTACGCTGTACATAGATGCCTTATCGTCGTTTTCTAAAACCAATCTAGATTTACAAGAGTCAGATAATCTTCGCCATGTCTTGATCCATCGCTTAGCAGTTGCTTCACGATCACCATATACGCCGGCTACATGAATATTAATTTTATTTTCAAAAGAAGGCTCATAACCCATAAGATCAAACATTTCAGAATGTCGTTCTAAACCAATAATACTTTTTTCTACTACATCTAGTCTAGGAGAACCTAATACATGAAATGGACCAGGATGCGTAGTTAGCCTATGACCATTCTGTCTAGCATATTGGCCTGCTGCGTATAGATGCTGAGCAATTTCTTCAAATCTGGAAGATCATGTAATTCGTATCGATCATGCCATGGAAACAATTCAGAACCTACACGAAACAACGTAATACCATGCTCATCATTCCACTTAAGATAAGTAAGTAAATCTTTTGCATTATCTAATGCTTTGTCACTAATAAGCTGTAAATTATCAGGATACCAAGAAGCTTTTCTAGCCGTACGAGAAGTAGTAACTCTACCACCTAAGTTTTTAGGCCTATTCGTTAATGTTGCGTTAACACACGCATAACCATATCTAATCATTTTTATTATATAATAAGAATTATTTTTATAATATCCAAGTTTAAGAGTAAGATTGTAATAGTCTTAATACTTCATTTAAAGCAGAATGTCTATGATTGTCTTTTAAAGTAACTGCATATACAAATTTTGAACCTTTTACTTTAGGGACTTCATGAACAGCTGAATCATTCCGATGTTTTAAATCAATTTGTTGGCCGTCACCAGTTAGTATCATAGTAGAGCCTTTTCCTAATCTACTTAATACCATTCCCAATTGTTGTTTGGTTAAATTTTGAAACTCATCTATAATTACACACGCATTATCAAAAGTTCTTCCTCTAAAATGAGTCAGTGAAACAAGTTCAATAGTTTCATCATTTTCCATTTTTTCTAATATTTGAGGTTTATTATAAACTTTTCTCATATTAGAACGAATTGGAACTAGCCATGGCTCCATCTTTTCATTTAAGGATCCTGGAAGGTATCCATTGTCCTCATTTGATACAGTTGGCCTAGTTATTATAATTTGATTAACTGTTCGTTTAAAAAACATATCTAATGCAATCTGTACTGCTAGTAATGTCTTACCACTACCAGCATTACCTATAATAAAATTATACGGATGATGTAATATTTCAGCTTTAGCTAATTTTTGTTCATTAGATAGCGTAATATTAAATTTTATATTACCTTTCGGCGGATTTTTATCTTTATTATCTGACATTACAAATTACTTTTAAATATGGCTTCAATAATTATTACTATAAGAATTATTACGCCGCCGGTTATTAACACTTGAATCATATTAGTTTGAGACCATGGATATTTCCATTTCCCTTACTAATATATATTCAATTCCGTCAAATTTAATTTTCTTTTGACTTCCTAAATTGTTTTTACTAATTAATACAGTGTCTCCAGCTTTTACTGATATTGGAATTCTATTACCAGTTTGAGTAAATAATCCAGGGCCAGTTGCTATAACGGCTGCATATACAAATTCTTCATTGTATGCACCATCAACTAGTATAATTCCACTATCTGTCTTTTCAGCTTTTGCTTCTTCTTTAATTAGGATTTGATCTCCCATTGGTTTCATTTTCATAACTTTCCTTTATTTTATGTGTTCATTATATTACTATATGCTTTTGCATATAACTGTTCTCTATCCAACTTTGGATGACTTAATTTTAATTTGTCAATTTCTTTAAACATTTCATGTCGTCTGCCGTATTCTTCGGCACTATATAATAGATCTTCAATATTGATCATTTTAGTCTTTCTATAATTGTTCGTAATTTATCTATCATTTCTTGAACCTCTTCTGGATCCATTGTTATAGCACAACAAACGGCCACATTTTCTTCTATAGAGTCTAATATGTCTAACGCTTCATTCTTCAATGTCATCTAAATCTTCGTGAAATAATTCAATTTCATCTTCTTCTTTTTTCATTGCACATGCTGCACAACAATTTTCTGTATTTTGAGTTAATTGAATTGGTTGAAACAACATTGTTAACAACGCAAATAAAAAACTAGCAGATTTTATAATTTTATTCATTTTATATTAAATTTAATAATTGATTTGTTTTTTTATTTACCCAATTTTCATCTTTGTCTGGATTTTGTACATGTAACAGTTCATGTACTATTGATTCTTCGCAAAGATCTATATCATGATAAATAATTCCTTCTTTTTTCTTGAAGTCTCGTTCAATGCCTACAAAATATGTTTCGCCATTATATATGATTTGATTGGAATCTATTTTTTTTGTAGTTATTTGCCAATCACTTATTCCGAAGCTAGTTTGCCATTTCTTTATTAAAAAATCAATCATACGCCTCTTTCTGTGTCATATGCAATTATATGATCTCTACCTGTCATGTTATATCCTTTTTCAGCACATAATTCAAATACCTTAGGATACATTTCAATTAATGTTTTTCTAGTATCGCCAGCCGGCATTATAAAAGTTTTATGAATAGGAATATCCATTTCAACTCTAAATGTTTCTATTTCTTCTAAATTTTCATTTGTTCCGTCCCATACAGGCTTAAAATGATAATCTTTATGATAATCAATTGTTTTTCTAATTGCTTCTTTATTCAATCTAAGTCTATTATGTACTTTAATCATGCGTTCGTCTGCTACTGCTCCATTTGGTGTAATAGCTCCAAGTATTGGCACACTATTACTAAATTTAGGACTAAGACTAATAAGATCCAATGGATAATCTGTTTCAAGAAAGTGAGAACCTTCAGTTTCAATAGTAATTAATATTCCTCTTTCTTTTGCAAAATGAGTTATTTCATTTACTAAAGCCGGATGCATTGTAGGTGAGCCACCTGTAAGCATCATTTCTTTTACGTGTGGATTATCATCATATATTTTAATAATATCATTAAATGTAAAAGTTCCTTTTTCTGGATGGATACTTGTATACCAAGAATCACACCAGCCGCCAGCTCCAAAATAACATCTATGAGTACAACCTGTTGTTCTAACTGCAATAGTTGGCCTTCCAAATCTACTGCCTTCTGATTGAACACATCTATATACTTCTAATACTGGTAAAACTTTATTATAATCTTCAATCCGCTTCATAAATTGCTGTATTTTTTTTATTTTCAGAGAATTCAACTCTAATTATCTTTACTCTACTATCTGTTTCTTGTATTACAAACTCATTTAATTTGTTAAAGATATATTCTGAAAACTTTTCTGCACCAGTTGCTTCTAAAATTCGTAATTGTATAACTCCACAATCATCTAGTGTAGTGAAGAATTCTTTTTCTGGATCATCTTCAGCTATTACCGTAGTATGATCAAATGTATAATCCATCCATTCTTTAGCAGACATTCCATCAATCTTTGTTTTAGATCGTTTCATTCCTCCAAAATCCCATACCCAATTACGATAGTCTAGATCGCCTTCGAATGTTACTTTAAATTCTACTGCATATCCATGTAAGAATCTACAATGTGTATCTTCTGCTTTCCATTGACGAAATACTGTACTAAATCCGTCAAATATTTTTGTTGATTGAAATTTTCCCATTAATAACCTTTTACAAATTCATAAAATTCAGCTCTAGTTGAAGTATCATCTTTAAATGCTCCAGTAAGCTTACTTGTTTTCATTGATGCTCCACCATGCTTAACTCCTCTACATGATACGCAATTATGAGTAGCATCTATCATTACTGCTACTCCATTATTATCATTGATAATAGTATTAATTGAATTATGAATAGCAACCGTTAGTTGTTCTTGTATAGCACCTCTTCTACCAAAGTGTTCTACTAATCTATTTAATTTACTTAATCCTATTACTTTACTATCTTTACCTGGAATATAAGCTACGTGAACTTTACCCATAATAGTTTGATGATGGTGTGAACACATTGATGTTAGTGGAATACCACCTTCAAATACCATACCATCATATCCATCAGATGGAAATGCTGTAATATTAGGAGCTCCATTATATCTACCAGCCCATAAATCGTTTACATATGCTTTTGCTACTCTGTTAGGAGTATTATCTGAATTTGGATCATTTCTCCAATCACACTTAAGTGCATCTAAAAATTCTCCAAATTTTTCTGCAGCTTCTTCTATCATCTTAGCTTTATTTTCATCAGATAATGGACCTCCTACTGCAACTCCATTAGCAAAGCCTTCTTTTACTAATTCAATTGTTTTCTTTGTTGTCATGTTTTAACTTTAAATTTTTTAATAACTTGGCTATTGATCTTGCTGTTTCTAAATTAACAGATAACCATTTTTTATATTTTCTTTGTTGTATAATTAATTGACTACATTTTTCATACTCTTCTAAGTGTTCTCCAACTTTAATTAAATATGATAAAAAGTCATGAATGTTTTTATCATATTGTATCATTACTGCGTCATTTAACATATGCAGCTCTGTTCCATCTTTATCTGATATTATAGAAACACATCTATAAAACATTTTACGATTTACATTAGTAGGATTTAGAAAACTAAAACTCATTTTTATATTATTATAAGGAAATTTAATTAAATATCCAAGTTAATACGGACAATGATAACATCCATTGGTACAACAATATCCACGCTTTAAATGATAGTGTTTTGTCATAATCATCATGCCGCTTTCCCAATAAAAATCTTTTTGTACATTAATTTTTTCTTGTATGTCTAATTGTGTTATCCAATCATCTTGTCTCATTATTTTATCTCACAAGCTCCGCCGGCACAAGCTAATTCGCCTGATAGATCTGTATTATCATCTAATTCTATTATATTAGAAATATCTATATCAGTTAATGTTTTCATTAATGATTCATATTCTTCTTTTGTACAATCTTCAAACGGTGCTTGTTTATATGTTCCACCATTATAATTTAGTACTGACAGCCCATTATAATGTTTTCTATTATTCCACATCCATTCACCAGCCAATTCCCATTCGTCGTCTTTTAAAGATACAGTTGCAGATACATTATGTGTATTAGATCCATTTCTGTGTCCAGGTGCTACCCATTCTGTTGCTATTTTTTTTATTCTTTCTAATAAGGCAAATGGAGATTCGGTTCTCATTATTGCTCCGTCTGGAGCTTTTTGTGGAACTGATATTACTGCAGTATCATGTGGTCTAAAATATTCATCTTCAATTAATTCAGGATGGTTTTCTATTAAATATTTGTAGATTGATTCATTTTTTCCTACTCTAATTCTTCTAATATAATAATCATTGTGCCATGCATGGATACCAGATGATGTTCCTAATGCTAATGAGGTTGTTCCTGCAGGCTTCACAGTTGTTGATCTAGCTGATTTATTTATACCTATTAGTTTTGCAACTCTAGCATTTTCTTTTTTAACTATATTAGCAGCTTTTGTCATATCATAACCTAAAACTACGCCAGATGCAATTCCTGTCATTGATACACCAATAAGAGCATCTTTTTCTGTTGTCTCTTTCCATATATTTCGTAAATAATGAAAGTCAGTGTAACCAGCTTGTAATGTACCTATAAACGAAGCTGCTTTAACACGAATATCAAAATCTTCTTGTGATTCTATATCACTAGCATTTACTTCACATAGATTACAAAACTGAAAAGGTCTTAATGCTATTTCACAACAAGGGTTTGTACCCCAGTCTTTGTCATTGTTAAGGTATATTCCAGGTTCTCCTGCTCCAGATAATTCTACACGTTTCCAAAGATCCATAAAAAAGCTTTTAGTTACTTTGTGTCTCATTAATACAGCAGAGTTATTAGCTCTACCTCTTTGTGGGTTAGTTTCCCACCAATTACCTGATTTGCTACCAATCATTTGTTCGTCATCTGCAGAGAATAAACTAATTAAAGCAGCTCTACGAATACCGCCGGCCAGAACAGCATCAGCTATATGACAAACTATATCATGTGTTTCTAATGTAGATAACCTATCTCCATCTTCTTTACCATCTAATATACCTGTAATTTTTAACACACACTCTTTTAAAGGTTGAGGTCCTGGAGCTTTACCACCTGAAGTAACTAACTGAGCACCTTTTGGTCTAACATCCGAAAAGTCAAATTCAATTCTTGAACTTTTTCCATTTAAATAAGACTTCATGAGAACTTTAATAGCATCTGCCCAACCTTCAATGCTATCACCAATTAAAAATCTTCTAGATCTTTTAGTATAAGGTTTATTAACAGGTGGCAGTTTATCTACATGATGTTTTTGTACTGAATATCCTACTCCTGTACCTCCTAATAATAAAAACATTATTTCGCTAAATGAATCAGTATGATCAATTGGTAAATAAGCACAATTATACACTCTATTAGGACTAATTTCGATAGGTTTACCTCCAAATTGTAACGACCTCATGGAAGGTAGAATTTTTTTATTATATACTAATTTGTAAACATGTTCAATTTCATCTTTTAACTTAGGATAGCTTTTTATATGCATCGCTTTATTTCTGTCGACTAGCTCTGTCCATGTTTCCCTTCTATTGACTTCTGGAATGTATTTTGCATATTTCATATGCACTGTAATATCTGATAAAATTTTATTTGAAATGTTCATTTATATGACTCCTTTTTTTCTTTTTAGACAAAAATAGACCCCACATTGGAGGCCTACGATTAATTTAATATAAATATAATTACTACTTAAATTTTAGCCTAAATCTTTAAACTTTTGTGCTAAATTTTTCTTAACTAACGTTTCACCAGTTTTCATTGTTTGAGTTGTTTGCCTACCTTGCGTAGTTTGTGGCTCATAAAAGTTAAACTGTCCGTTATTTGTGTTTATTTTACTTGGTAATGTTATTCCATCTGGGCCAAATCTGTTTTTAATAACATGGCCTCTTCCTGTTCCTGATAATTTGTCTTCTACTTTTCTTGATAACGACATTAAAAAATCAGCAACCATAACTTTACCATATGAAGATGCAATTTTATCTGCTTCTATTATATCATCTTCTAATGCAGATCGTCCTGCTTGAGATGCTGTCCATACTGGTATTCCATATTCTCCTGCCATGCCTCGCATTTCTTCATATAATTCTTCTAACGCTTCATGTTTGTCTTTTTTAGTATTAACCTTTAAAAGATCTCCATAATCTATTACAATTAAATCTGGAGTATTTCCTAACATAATTGTTTTTTCAATATGAGCTTTAATACCCATTACTCCGGTTGACTTCGTTGGATAGTATTTTATAATTAATTCTCCAGGTAATGTTTCTAACTTTTCTTCAATTTCATCAGTGTGATGTTTTAAGTTCTGAGCTGCTATTCCAGTAACTACACTATCATATCGCTGGCCTACGTAATTATCATTTAATTCTAATGTATAATGTATAACGGTTTTTCCTTGCCTGACTGCATTTGTTCCAATATTAATAAGCATCCAAGATTTACCAATACCAGCTGGAGCCATAACTACTCCTAATTCGCCAGGAGCTAGACCGCCATCCATTAAATCATCAATTACATCCCACCCAGTGCTTATAGTATGTCGAGCTGATTCTGTATATCTTGCTATTACTTGTTTTTTCCATTCATGTCCGATATCCGTGTCAGCTCCTGCTTTCATTGCAGAATCCATTTTACTTTTTATTTCATCGTAATTACCTAATTTAAGTAAATTAACCGAATCCATTATTGCATGTTTTATTTCTTGATTTTTACAAAACTTTAATATTTCATCTTTAACAAATGTTAAATCATCTGACTCCATGTACCGAAATATATCTTTCAACTGCTCTAATATAGCAGTTTTTAATATATCATTTTCAATTTCAGTTATTTTAACTTTTAAGACGTCTTTTGATGGAGGTGTTTTATATTCACGGAAATGTTCTATTACAACATCTAACAGCCAACTATTAGCATCAGATTCAAAATAATCCGATTGGATAATATCAGCAATCTGTTGTAGAAATGATCTATCCACAAACATAGCTGCCAAAACTTTAACTTGAAACGACCATCCATACTCACTTAACTTGTCTGTCATATATTATTATATAAAAAATAAATGGTAAATCCAATTTATTTTGTTTTTTGTGCAAATGCACTTAATGATAACCAGGTATTATTTAACCAATCCGGTAAATTCTTCATTACTGACCACATCTTATCTTCCATAAACAATCTTCTAAATTCAGCTTTATTTAATTCTGATACTTGGGATTCCATAATTTTTCTAATATTACTTTTTGTTTGAGCTGGAATATCTAATAGTTTTAGATTCATTAGTCTCCAATTATCAGAAATAGTATTCTGATTTTCTAATATTTTTTTATATGTTTTAGATTCATCAATTTTTTTATTACATGTTTCCCAAAGAGTCTCTAATTCATATGTTGATTCATCATGAAGATTAGGAACGTGTTTTAATAATGTCTTTGGACCTATTCCCATTACTCCAGGTATATTATCTGATTTATCACCAGTAAATGATCTATACATTACATAATTATTAGGATGAACTTGGAATTCTTCAATAAGAGTTTCAGTATTGTATAACTTCTTTTTTATTGGAGACCAAATTTGAATTTTATCATTAATTAGTTGATAAAAGTCTCTATCAGTTGATACAATTGTCATTTTTTTACTAATATCTTCATACATTTCAGCAATATATGCAATAGTATCATCCGCTTCTATACCATCCATTGATAAGAATGTAACTGGTAATGCGTCTAAATATGATACTAGTCTGCTAAATTGATGCTTCATTGCTTCTTGTTCATGCTCTATACTAGGCATATGATGATCATGTCTTCTTAATCTAGTTTTATTAACACGATTACCTTTGTAGTCTTTATATATTTTTTTTCTTCGTTTAGATCCACCTACCCCGTCAAAAACTATAATACATCTAGAAGGTTTGAAATCCCTAACACATTTTCCTATACTATATAAGAATCCGGTAATACCTCCAATATGATCTCCGTCTTCGTTAGTTGATGGCGTTGCTGAAAAAGATCTAATAAAAGTATTGAGGCCGTCAAAAATCATTATATGATCATCAGGCCCCTGCGGAATACTTTCTTTATCTTGTTGAAGTTGTTTAAATAATTGTTGATATTTATTCATTATCCTTCTTCGTTTATAACTTCTTCATCAATTGTTACATCGTCAATACCGCCATCCACTCCGGCTCGATATTTAAAGATATATGCTTCGCAAATTCTATTATATAGTCTATCTTTCATTTCTATATTTTGTATTACTTTTTCCATAAAGTCTTTACTTTGAAATTTAATAGTATCTAGTACTTCTCCGGTATCTGGATCAACGTCGTCTAATGAATACCAAGCTCCCGATTGAGAAACTAATTTAAAATTTTTCATGATATTTAACCAACCACCATAGTTGTCAACTCCACTATCATAATATATTTCATAATCAATTTTTCTATTAGGAGGCCCCATTCTATTTTTTACAACATGTACATTGGTTTTATTTCCAACTACCTGTTCGGTTCCGTTTACTTTGGCCTTAATCATTCCAGTATTTTTTAAACGAAGTCTAACAGATGAATGAAATGGTAATGCTTTACCACCTGCAGTAGTCCATGGATCTCCAAATGATACGCCTAATTTAGTTCTTAATTGATTAGTAAAAATTAAACATATTTTTTCACGAGCAATCCAATTGGTTACTTTTCGCATTGCCTTTGATAATATAATAGATTTAGATGTTGCATATCCATCCTTATCATATTCCATAGCCATTTCAATTTTAGTAGATGCACCCATTACTGAGTCGACTACTATAGTTACTAATCTATCTTTATCAGATTTTCTAACATTTTCTACAATAGTTTCAATTGTTTCAAATATTTCTTCAATAGTTTCTAACGGAACATATAACATTGACTTTAAGTCAACACCAATTGCTGTTAAAAATTCTGCGCTACTTGCAGACTCAGTATCAATATAAACTGCTAGCCCGCCTCTTTTTTGTGTCTCTGCTAAGGTATGAGCTGCGAGTAATGATTTACCCGATGCTTCAAGTCCTGTTATTTCGGTAATTCTACCAACAGGAAAGCCTCCATTAGGACGATTTGAAATTGCAAGATCTAACATTGAACATCCAGATGATATCCAATCGTTAACATTTGTTGGAGCGTCATCATCTCCATCTAAGAAAAATGCCGTTTTATAATTCTGCCCTTTAAATTGTTTATTGATACTATCTGCGAGAGCAGAAGCTAACGAATCTTCCAGTTCACTCTTTTTCTTTGCCATATATAACTTTCTTAATTATTGAATAAATCGTCAAATGCTTCTGCTACGTTAGTTTTCTTAGTAGCATTAGTATCATTTGTCTTTGTTTCTGTTGCTGGCTTTGATGCAGCTGGAGTTTGAGTTGAATTATTAGTATCAGAATCTGCTGTTTCTGGATTCATCCATTCATTTAATGCAGTTTCTAATTCTTCATATGTTGGCTCTGGAAATAACTCTGTTATTTTAGGTTGTGCTAATATTGATTTTGCAATTGCTTTATCTTCAGTAGCTGCAGATGTATTTGGCTTAACTCTAATAGCAGTCTTTGGATATTGTCCAGGACCTTCTGATGGAGTAAATTCAACATCTATGTCTCTACCATTCATTAGGTCGGTAATATCTCCATAATCTGGATCTGCTATAATAGATAATATTTCAGAGTAAATTGTTTTTCCAAATCCCCAAAATTTAACGCCTTCTGATTCTTTACCTCTTACTATAACAGGAACATATGTTCTCATTTTAGGTTCAATTTTTCTACCCATTAACCAGTCATCTTTGTCACCAGTTTTCTTAAGCTTTTCAGCAAATTCTACTACTGGATCAGCGTTACCGAATGTTATTGGAGAGAGCATACTTCTCTTTGCAATATCATAATGGAAATACATTTCTAGGAAAGGGTTTTCTTTTCTGTGGACGTAAGGGACAATTCTTACTCTTTGTTTACCAGGCTCTGGTCTGAAATAATTATTTTTTCTGTCGTTAGTTGTTGTTAATTGGTTAAGTTTTGCCTTTATGGCGTTTAAATCTAAACTCATAGTGTATCCTTTAATTGTTTAATTGTTATTATTT